CTAGAGTTCCTGCTGCTTGATAGGAGAATCCTCCCATCCCATTCAGATCTCTCTCCTGATTACCGTACCGCAGATTATCTCCACGATTGTATTCGGGATCGGTCATGATATCTCCAATTCTGGCAGAGACATGAACGCTATCAACGCCTTCATACTCCCCTCTGGAGTGTGCTTCGACGACATCTTCAAGTTTTGGAAGTCCATCTGTCGGTGCTTTATCTAAGACCGGCAGGTGTGACAGAAGTTCTTGAACAATGTCTGAGACCTTATTAGAAAAAAGGTCGCAAAGATTTAGTAGTGTTTTCACCATAGTTTACCTTCCTTTGGTTTTGGTAAGTAGTGTTGTGCAAAATCAACCGTTATTGAGTTAGGTTGACTCGGAAAAATCCGATGCACTTATTATACAGACTGGTCTATGGTATCGTCAAGAGCCAATCTGTTTCCGAGAACGCGAACCATCAAGTCCAGAGAAATTTGCTGTGGTCGTTGCTTCCAACCATACCACTTACTTTTCTTTCCTTGTTCGTGTGGAGGAAACTTATGAACAGAGTAATATTGTCCCTCTGTAACATCATAAATTTTATTCCCATTCTGCAACCACCAGTGTTTCTCTCCACGATAGTCTTCTGCACTCATTGGAACTAAATCATTAGTATCCATGAGATAAAATAATGCCTGACTTGCATGGTAACAATGACCATACATCTTATTCGTTAAAGTATCGCTTGGATACATTAACTTCTTACGTCCTTTGAGTAGATCTGGTGTGAGATTTCTCTCAATCAATCCCATCACCAGACACATACTTTTTTCACTATATTCATAAGGTTCAAAGACAAGTCTTCTTGTTTCAAAGATTTCTTTATCCCGATACCGATGTCTTTCAACCGTTTTCATTCACCTTCTTGGGGTTTAGTCTTCTTGCCGATATTATACTTCTGTTCTAGCACCCAATCTCCCTTATCCTTATATGCAAGAACCTTAATCTGATTAAGAGGTGCAATATCGGAAACTGAATCTTCTTTCACTACTGAGATAAGTCCCCAGTCAGCAAGCAAACGGGCAATACGATTTCTACGCTGCACATCATTTACTGTAAGATTAGCATGTTTCCCATCAAGGGCAAACAACTCTTTAAAATGCACGATGAAATATCTACCCTGTTTGTGCAGGATATGACAGGATTGATAAAGTTTTTTCTCCTTACGAGAAGCAACTCCAATTCTAGTTAGAGTCTCTCTGACTTTAAGAAAATCATCAGGTTCACTAAGAAGAACCTCCACCATTTGATCTTGAGACCAATCGACCGTAGGTTCTACAGTATTAGTCATTTTTTCCCTCCAATGTCAAGTCGTTGTTTAATAAAATTAATCTGTTCTTTAGTCAGGATTTTCAGAGCTTGGGATGCTTTTTCATTACTATAACCATAGTATTGTTTGATGCTTTCTAGATCCGTGACTTTATCCTTACGGAGCCAGGGAGAGAACCTCTTTCTTTTCCTCAGACTATTTAGATAGAATGAATATTGCATATCCTTTTCTAAGTTTGGATACTTATTCATTTCATTTGCATACATGACGCAATCAAGGTGCCCAGACAAACAACGATTAATGATATATGGAGGGTAAGTGCTAATGTCCTCACTTAGATCTTCCTTGTTAAAATTGATTGAGTTAAGCCAGTCCTTCAATTCCATAATTAAAAAGTAAAAGTTCCTTACGTTCTTTTTGTTCACGCATATATTCACCGACTGATCTCATAGTATAAGTCAAGTCAAATTCCCCAGTTTGCCAACCTTTAAATCTATCCTTTACTAACTGAGAGGAGTTGTAGGATATAAGTTGAGGACCAACGAATCGATCACAAATAGTTGCAAAACTATCATGATTAAATTTGTTGTGCATGTTTCCCTTTTTACCATAAAGATTATCTTTTATATCATAGGGAGGATCTAGATAAGTAAAGACATCTTTCCAGTCAGTAAGAAGATTCTCATAAGACTGGTTTGTGATTTTCCAGTTCTCAATTATCTTTGTGTATCCTGGGAGTTTTTCAATTCCCCGCATTGAGAAGTTTGAGTCACTTGCTTGTTTGCTGAAGGATGAGGATTCGGTGAGACCAGAAAAAGAGCACTTATTAACAATATAAAAACTGACAGCACGCTGTAAAGGATCATTATTGGATTCATCATTTAAATACTCCTTTGATTTTAAGAACAATTCTTTTGCAGATTCTGGTTCTGGATGTCTAGATTTTAAATCACATAAAGTCTCATACAAGGCATTACCATCATCCTGAAGAACTCTCCAAAAATTATATAGAGGTTCATAAAGATCATTAACCCAAATATCAAGGTGAGGATATTTTTTAGTAATATGAATTGCCACACTACCACCACCTAGAAATGGTTCTCTATATTCTTTGCAATCAGATACCTTCAAGAGGTATGGATCCATCTTAGTGCAAGCACGCGATTTGCCACCAGGATATCTTAAAGGAGTCTTATGAGATTTCATAGGTAGTTAGGTTCATCCGCACGAAGAAGAACACCATCAACCTTATTCAGTAGTTGTTGCATATCATTATGCAAAAGACGGTATCCACTTCCGACATACAATTGTCCAAGTACGACCGATACTGTAGCAGTTCCCCAAAAAATGTAGTACCACTTAGATTTTACTTGTGCTCTAGTCTTGGTTTTCATAATGTTTAATCAATCGTTCTGCTTGTTTTTTATCAATCCCACAAGGGGCATTTTTCAGGCATCTAATAATAACCTCATTATCGCATATGGTAGGTTTGATTGTAAATCCCCACTTGTCAACTTCACCTTCTGTAGGTGCTTCACATGGATCGAATTCATGTGGCATTATTCAATACCTGGTGGAAAAGTTTCAATCTCAGTCAATTCATAATCCCAGTCTTCCATAACTTTATTGGCAAGGAATCTATCAGAAAGCATTTCAAGTTCCTTCTCAGCATACTCTCTAGTCTCTGCTTCTAACCAAACATCAACTACCTTACCCAATCTAAGTTTCTTGATATTGAGTTCTGATAATCGTTTACAGGCATCTCTCACAGCATTACCAGGAGAGTCATCCACCTGTGATCGTAGTCGGATGAATACTAGTGCTTTAAACTTCATTTGAACTCACACTCCACCATAATCTCAGTTAAACACGCAAGCATATTTATTTCCTGATCCGCAACAAATGCCATTTGATACTGATACTTAGCAATAGTGAGCACAGCAGCAGGAATACTATTCGGAACCATGGAATCATAACAAGCATCGTAAATACGACGCAGTAGGACAGAAGTATCATTGTCCAAGTTATTGACAACCCATTTACGTACTTCGGGAAAATCTTTCTCTTTAAGTTTCTTAACCAAGTCATTGACTTTAACATCGCTGAATGTTGCAAGAATACCTGCGTCTATTTCTCCTCCGGAGGAGTATCTTTGGCATTCGTTGAGGACTCTTCTCCAGTCTGGGAAATGTTTATTGATAAGTTCTGCAAGTACTTTCTTATCACTCTTGCACCCTTCTGCGTCCAAGATAGTGTTAATTCTCCTGAAGAACTCCCCGGCCAGTTCCTGTCTTTCTTTTCCTTTGATGGAAAACTCGACGACGGCGCATCGCGAATGGAGGGGCTCAATGATTTTGTTTTTGTAGTTGCAGGTGAAGATGAATCTGCAGTTGCTACTAAACTCCTCAGTAAACGCCCGTAGGAGGAGTTGTACATCATTGGTTGTGTTATCTGCCTCATCAATGAGGATGACTTTGTGTTTTGCAGTTGATGAAAGCGAGACGGTCGAAGCGAAATTCTTCGCATTGTTTCGGACAGTATCCAGGAATCGTCCTTCATCAGATCCGTTGATGACATAATAGTCTACTCCAAGTTCATTGCATAATGCTTTTGCTACAGTAGTTTTTCCACAACCTGCAGGACCTGCAAGAAGTAGATTAGGAACTTCACCTTTATCTAGGAAGTTTTTAAATGTGGTTTTTATACTCTCTGGGAGAATACATTCTTCAATAGTTTTGGGTCTGTATTTTTCAACCCAAAGAAATTCATCACGCATGTTCTTTTTTCACCAAAGTAAATGAACCATCATCATTAGGAATCCATTCTAGCATATCTCCCTCTTTCCATCCAGTCACTTCTAGAATTTCTGGAGTAAAGGTTAAGATTCCGTTTTTATCAACTATCAAAGTAGTTTTCATTTACACCCAATCTGGTTTTCTATGTGGCAAGCGGAGGTAGTTATCACATACCCATGGTTTAGATGAAATATACATCTTATATTTGTCAAAGATGGATATTGAAGCATCTAACTTGAACTCATCAGGTCCCGCAAAGACAAAGGGTGTTGTATCCTTTCCACTGCGACCTTGTGGGTCTGCGGTAGGAAGTATCTCCTTTGCTGCTAGAAGCGTGTTCTGGCAGGTGTGGACCTTACCATAGCGAGCAGTGTACTCATCACACATAGCAAGTCCATGAGCAAGCAACCACTGCCAGTTAGTTACAAACTCATTTGCCCAGATAGTACATGGATGATTACGAAAAGCACCCTTCTCAGT